ACAGTTGGTAGAATACCCAGCAGTGCTAGCAAAAGAAACAAAACTTACAAGATTAGTACCGTCTCCGAACTTATCGTATATCTCGTTAAAATTATCATTAATCTTAATAGTCCCTGCCAATAGGGTATCGCCCGTCCCATCATTCGGAGCAGAACCAGTACTAATCCCTTGTTTAGCCATTACTTAAAAAACGTTTTCTTTTTATTTATAGTTAATATGGAGGGTTATCATCAAGAGTCACAGAAGTATCGGAAACTTTGATAACTGTGGAGTTTGATCTATTAGTGTCATAGAAGAAATTATTATCAACAGTATTTTCGATTTCTGCTGTTCTTGCGTTAACAAATGTAGCATCTCCTATCTGTTGAACCTTAACAAATTCGTCCTCTAATCTAAGAACATCACCTTTAGCAAGTGATCCAATTCCAGCACTAATAGTTATAGTTTCTGTATTGACACCAACAGTTTCGGATACTGTTACTTCCAGTCTCTTGTTTGTGAGTGGAGTTTGAATTATATTATCCACCATAATTAAAGCCTGTTTGTTAGGCTCAGTGACTGATAACACATGTGTACCAGTTCCTAATGAAGTAAAATCAAATGGTAATGATGTGGAGAATCCAGCAAGTCTGAATTTCAAATCATCTACCTTCTGAACAAACATTAAATCAGGCATCTTGTCTGCGCCACATTCTACAGGAGACAATGTTATATTATCGCCTGGAGTTACTCCACCAATATATGTCCCTGCAATAGAGATTGTATTAGTAGTTGCATATCCAGTTCCACCAGTAACAACACTTACACCAGAGATGTCTAAGTTGCCATCTCTAGTTACGTTGAATGTTGCTCCTGATCCACCACCATCATTAGTAGAAGGAATATTAGTATAAGTTGTTTCTATTCCAACTCTTGATCCTGTTGTTTTAGTTACAGGGAATGTCAAGTTATTTGCTGGTGTGGCACCACCAAGATATGTACCAGCAATACTTACGTTATCACCCACAATGTAATCTCTACCACCGTTGATTAGAGTGACAGCAGTAGATATACACTGACCAGTAGTTTGATCAAAGTCAAACTTAACTTGGAAGATAGAACCACTACCACTTCCTCCTGTGCCAGGAACACCTCCGTCTGCATTGCCAAATCCATATATTCTGAATAGAGCGCCTGGAGGATTTTCTGTTACGGCAGTTCCTGTTACGGGGCCTGGAATTTGAACATTATATCCATTCTCATACATTGCACTTCCACCAATACCAGATGTCACAACAGACATAACAATGTCCTTTGGCCCTGTAGTATGAGATGTAGTTGCAATACTTATCCTATCACCACCCTGAGTATTTAATCTAACTGGTTGGCCAGTTTGGAAATCATGGTTTTGTATCTGTATAACGTTAAGTATAAGATCTACGTCAGTGAATACTCCAGAAGCAGCAAATGATTTTTTGAATACTGGTTTTCCGCCAGTAGAAAGTTGGAACTGTTTACTACCAACTAGAGTTCCTGTTCTATCATGTTTGCCATTGAAACCAGAGGAGATATCATCCAAATTCAAGACCTTATTAGTCTTGTTCATAATGAAACTCTTGATTGGTCTGCCTTCTGGGAAGAAAATTCTTTGAACCGATCCATCAGGTAAAGGATCATCTTCAGTGACTATAGCAAAGTTATCTCTCTTGCCCATATACACATCACTATCAATATTCAATATCAAGTCAACTTTAGTGTCAACTGCTTGAACTTTCATGTTGGTGGACTTGGCAATTCCCACAGTAGGAGCATTTACAATAGGATCACTCTCTACAATAAGATCGGAGAACTCTAAGAAACCTGATGGGTGAACAATAGATTTTACAGACTCTTTCCAAGTATCATATGGCAATTTACTCTTGATTGAATAAGAGAACTTCTGGAAGTAGTAGTTATCAGATAATCTTTGACTGAAATCATTAAGAATACCAATATTCATGTCATTCTTAGAAACCTTGTCTCTAGTAACACCAAGAGTGGTATCAATGCTAAATTTGTTTACATCTCTTACCTCTCCGTTTAGTTTTGATATTTCACCAAATAAAACATCACCAGATACTAAAGTTCCTAAAGTATCTCTAAGTCTTAGTTGACCAATATTAACATTCCAACCATTCTCTGCTACGAATCCTTCAAATCTTGTAGATGTTACTTTTTCTCCAGATAAGAATTTAGCATCTTCAATGATAGTCATATTAAACTTCGCCATATCGTTGAAGTTTACGATAGATCCTAATGTAAAGTCATCGTCATATGTTCCTAGTGTTACTGTTGAAATGCCAGGTGCATTTGCCATATCAAACACAATAGTTGCATTTGATGTATTAACACCTGTAACTGTGTAGAATGAGAAGTCGTAATCAGCAGAGTTGAAGTTTGCATCTCCATTAAGCACTGAATCAGGTTTCAATCTACAACCCTCAACAAATACCTTGTCTCCTATAGCAAAAGGTAACTTAGTTTCGGTAGATGCAAATCCAGTTGTTACTGGTATATTAAATTGTGCATCTAATAACAACTCAGCAGTAACAGTAGTGCCACTATGAGTGATATTGTCTATATCATAACCATTTGAGTTATTAGTTGTAATGATACTGAGTGGTTCTTTAAATTCAAAGGCATTCTTGATTATTTCTACATTATCAACAGATCCACCTACCACATGTGCTGCAATCTGCACATTACTATTTCCTCTAACTGCAAGTGTGGGTGGTTGATTATATCTTTTTCCTCCATCGATTACTTGGATTTCATCCATCCTAGCAATACCACTTACTTCAACAATGGCGGGAACACTAAGGAATGGAAGTAAAGTAGGATCAGTCGGATAATCAAATCCATCTTTTATCCTTTCAATAAGATCAATCTTGCCAATATCTGGAGAAGATACTTTTACAATAGCATCTTTACCTTGAGAGCTCTGAAAACCAATAACTCTTGGTAATATGGTGTATCCTCTGCCTGGGAAGTTTATCTTAGTATTAAAGATAGGCCCCCTAGCAGTTGGAGAAGTTGTACTGTATGTGATCGTACTTACACCAGTTCTAGAAACAAATTTTTGAGATTCTAATGGTCTTTGCTTTAAGTTGAAACTGAAGTTAGTATCATCAGTCTTAATTATGACATGTTCGTTTCTAATTACAGTATTATTGAATGTAATGTTGTTTCTACCAGTTACATCAGTATCGGAAGATCCAAATGTCTTTCTGGCATCGGAAGGAACTACAGGTGTAAGATTATAGAAGGTTTTACTTGGCCAATCAGTATCTGTCTTAATAGTAACCGTAGCATCAACGTTTCCAGAGATTCCAGATCTAGTAATGTTAAATCCTGTTGCTTCTGTACCATTAACATCTAGTTTATTGTTAAAATTAATGTCACTAAAGAAGTCTAATCTCATATCAAGTAAACTTTGATCAGAAACATCAAATGTGACAGTATTACCAGTAGTGAAGGTAAGTGCTGGATTAATCTTAGCAAGGAAACTTAAATTGTTAGCACTCGATGTTGTTACTGTCGATATAGAGATTGGATTAGAGTCAAATACATCAGATTTGTACTTACACAATTTTATAAAGTCAGTATTTTCTCTAAGAACAAAATATGTCTCATTATTGATCAATCCATCGATTGTATTTCCATTATCATAGTAAACAACCTTATCGCCGCTCTGTAAATCATAATCATTGATGTTTATTTCAGTTAGATCAGCAGAAAAACTTGTATATGTAAATCCTACTCGTTTTGTGGTTACTTTAGCAAGAACTGGGTCATATCTGATGATTGTGGATTCAGTATCTTTAGGTAAAGCGTCTATTCTTATGATATCTCCAGTTTCTAGTCCATGATCCGATGTAACTCCTACTTTTCCAAAGAATTTCTCAACTTTAGAATTTACTTTCTCGAAAGTAGTTGCAAGAGAATGTGCAAATCCAGAATTAGATGCAACATTGTAGAACCACACAGCATCACCAGTTGTGGGGAATCCTAGAGTTGCTATACCAATATAATCTTGTTCAAAATTGATCGCATAGACATCTCCATCAGGCAAAACTTCAGTTCCAACACCAGATGTTGCACCAGCAGCGACTTTTGCCCAAACAAGAGATGTTCCACCGATACCCATGTTGTAAACAAGTTTTTGACCAGTAAAGAACTTATGATTTTTGATATAGATTCTTTGTTGTGGTACAAACCTGTTTTCTATGGTTTGTATTGTACTTAAACCTGTAAGTGGCAACGTATAATGAGTTCCTGTAGATCCAACACCAACTGTTTGTTGTGGATTGAAGTAAGTAATGTAATTTTCAAACGTGTATCTCGTTACAGTTGAATTACCAACAGGGAAAGAGAATTTATTTGGTTTCAATACGACATTATTGGTTCCAGCTGCATGAGTCATGGCAGCACCAACAAAGTTTTCTCTATTTACAAATAATCTAGAGAATTGTTCATCAACACCAGTAACAATGAATTTTTCTGTTCCAATACCTATTGTGTCACTAGGAGCAAACCCAGTTGTATCAGTAACAAAGATTGAGGTGCTTACACCTGTGTTAGTTACGTTATCTAAGAATGTTGTTAAACCTACAGCTCTACTTACAACAGAAACTTTTTTTGTACCATTAAACTCAGTGAACTGAGATGTGTTTATACCACTTATTAGTACAGTTTCACCGTCAATAATATCGTGTGGCTCTGTAGTAACACCTATGATTTCTTTTTTGTTTAATCTAAGTGTAGTATTGACAAATGTTGATATACCTATTTCTACAGTGTCAACTTCCTTTCCTAAGATTTCATTTACAACAATATTTGTACCTGATCCGTTAGTTCCAGTGTTATCCAAAGATAGAGTATCATCTATCTTATAACCATCACCTCTAGCAAATACAGTAACAGATGTAATACCAGCACTTCTAGTTTTTGTAATTTCAAATTCTTGTTTCAGTGCATCTCTAACATCATCTATAAGTTCATAATTAGAATTACCAAATGTTAGATAGTATGGCGATATGTTTCTAGTAAGATTTCTAGAAATAATATCAATGTCTTGGTTGAAGAAAGTTACAAAGTTTTCTTCTATAGGAGTATCTTTAAATTTACTTCCAAGTAGATATGGGTATTTTGGTTTAGCAACACCACTGGAATCTATATCAACACTATAGAAGTAAGCATATGTTCCATCAGGGAACTGTGGAGTCACACAATACCTACCACCGAACTCGTCTAGGTCGCCAGAGTTGTCAAAGATGTAATCATTAACAAAGTATCCAAATGCAAAGCCAGGTGGTCTTAGACCCGATAATATCGCAGTATTAAGAATATACCCCGACTGCAATCTTCTGATAGCACCTCCGTCTGGATTTTGATAACCATATGGGCCATAGATTGGATTACCATCATAAGCAAATCCCAATATTGGAGAGTGGAAAGCATTTGGTGTTTCTAAGTTACCAGAATCAATGTTGTCTCCAAGTTGATATCTCAACTTTTGTGGAGGATACATCCCTATAGTTTGTAATTGATATTCTGGGTTTGTACTTGGTTTAGTTAATATAGAATCTTCATCACTGATGATATTTTCATTTTTCTGAACTTGGTTAATTTTCCACTCTTTTATGTTAGCAATAAACTTAGCAGACTTACCTCTGTTTCTTAGATCTAGAGTTGTATCACTACTTTTATATCCAACACCGCCATCAAGGATCTGAACACCTGTTATTCTATTGTTGGTAATAATTGGTCTTATATCAGCAAAGCTTCCTGTAGGACTGTATATGATGATGTCAGAGTCTTCTCTATAACCTTGACCAGAAGCAAGAATTTGAACATCTACGATAGATCCGCCAACAATAATTGGTTTTAGTAAAGCTTGGAATACAATAGTTGATATACCAACATTAGGTCTTCTATGAAAGTCCATGATGTTAGTACAGCCATATCCAATACCACCTTCCTCAAGATATACATTGTCAACTGATCCTAGAACTAGTGGGTCTATCTCAGGTTGTATTACCGTTGTGCTACCAATAGCAGATAAACTTTCAATCTTTACCACTATAGGTGGATACTTTATAGTATGTTTACCACTACCCAGACCACGAATTACAGCGGTTTTATTTTTGTTATAATTCGTAAGATTTCTTTGTGAGGAAACTCCAACATCACATAATTTGAATTTGTTAGTGTCAATAACTTTTACAGCGTACTGAGTTGTTGTAGATAATCCACTTGCTACTGTTCCTGTTGAAGAGTATTCAACAATTTCACCATTTTGGAAATGGTGATCATATGCAAGAATATAATCATCAGATGTGCTTATACCAGATTGAACATCTCCATTTACAGGTCTTGCTGGTACAATTACTTTTCTATTTGAATATCCAGAACCAGATTCTTTTACATAGATTTTTGTAATTGTATTTTTTGCTTCCAAAGAAGTAAACTTATGGAAACCAAAACTTATGTTTCCAATATTAACGGTATTGATACCTGTTTTTGCATCCTCTGGTGTAACGTGTAATTTTATTGTCTTTTCATCTACGACACTGGCATAGTAAGTAGATCCACTAACAACGTTGACGATAGGAGTATTTCCTCTAGCATCGTAAACTATACCTTCACCTACTTCAAAATTATGTCTCTCTTGGAAGGTGACAGTTTCAGCAGTAGTATTAACAGAAGATCCATCTGCTTTAAAGTTGGCAACAATAGCACCTCTAACGAGATTAGATTCTAAAACAGCACCAGATCCATTACCACCTTCTACAGTAATCTTTGGCTTTTCTTGATATCCAATACCAGGCGTTACTAATTTAATTTCTTTAAAAGATCCTACTATATTGGCATGAGCAATTGCACCAGTTCCTTGAGCATCATTGATAACCACAGGAGGGCCTGATATTACATCATAATCTGTGCCTGGATTAGTTACTTTTATTTCAGTAATGTTGCCATGGAATATCTGTTCATCAAAAACTGTAGGAGGAAACAACTCTACACCATTAGCCATTAGACCTACTGGTCTATTGTTTATCGTTCTCTTATTAGGATCATCAAATAAATTAGAAGTTCTATTAAATGGATACTTCCTAATTATTTTTTGGTTCTTAAGAGTCCTATTTTCCCAACCAGACTTGTATATGAATTGACCAGTAGTTCCTACTCTAACACCAATATACTTTTGAGCAAATACGTCAGCACCACTGAATGATAGATAAAATTCAGTTTGGTTGATTGCAGTTACAAAGTAGACACCAGTGTTGATTCCACTATTTGTTGTATTGTCCCAATAAATCTTATCACCAGTTACATAGTTATGTGGAAGAGGTGGTGGCGACGCCAGAGTGACGTTGGTGGAGTCAAAAGACTGAATAGTGTAAGTAAACCCACCACCAAAGAGAGGAGTGCCGTCAGACCCTGTGGCTTCCACTGTGCTTGTCTTTACAAAGACCTTATTATCTGTGGCAAAGATAGGATAGTTAGGTAGACCAGCTGAAGTGACATAGAAGAACTCTTCATTCTTGTCTAAGTAACTATTCTGAATACCAACAGGAAAATTAGAAACTTCTGTAAAGTAATTAGAGTTATGAGACGCTTTAGTAACAGTTTTAGTAATTACAGACGCATTTACAGGAATACCACCAGTTGCTTGAACAACTATGGTATTTGAATAAATTTGTTCTACGTTTGTTGACGCATATTCAATTTCTTTGACCCTTATTTCAGATGAATCGCCATTATCATTTTTTACAATTAAAATTTCGTCAATATAGAAAACACAAGAGTCAAATATGTTAATTCTGTAAGTATTGACGTTTACTTGACTAACATTTGAAATATCATGACTTGATGGGATGTTGTATATCCAATTATTGAATCTTGGATCATCTCCTAAGTCTTTACCGAAAGAAAGCAACTTGAGATTGTCCCCAATTTGCATATTTGTAGATTTACTTGTATCTACTTCATCAATTACGTTTACAAGTCTGAATTGAAGTAAAGATGTTTGCCCAAATCCAGCATATGCGTATGCTAACTTATTTTCAAGTATATCTGCACCAAAAACTAGAGAAGTCGTAATACCAGTGACTCCTAAGAACTGATTTATCGTTTTATCGGTATATCTTAGTGTTATAAAGTTTTCACCAACTCTTGGCTTAACTAAAAGAGTACCACTTTGTCCAAATCCTACTGTAGAGTCAACAACTAGAGTCTCAGCGGTTGTTGGTGTCTCTTCTAGAGCTTTAGTTTTACCAGGCACTTGAAATGAACCATCAAATGATGTTGAGTCAAGTGATATCTCGTAAAAATCAGTTTGATTGATTGGTCGATACTCTACATTGTAAATTGAAGCACTCGCAGTTCCAATTCCAGCAATATCTTGATATAAGAAGTTACCTACAGTCTCTAATGGTTGTCCACCAAACAAGTTTTCAACAAGAACGTGTTTAGTTTTGAAATATACGTTATCTGAAGGTACAATCGTATTCTCGATTGGTTTGAGAATTTCAATATCCTCACCATACAACAATTTGAAGAGAATCTGATATGAAGAGTCAGTTCCCTTTGACATATAGAAGTCTTTTGCTCTTGTAAGTATGTTGGTAACAGATGTACCACTTACAAAATTTCTATTTTCAAAGCCAGGAAGAAATTCTGTTTTAAATTTAGTAAAGAAAGTCTGTAGAAACAGATTACTTAAATTTATTACTGTTGCACCAGTTAAATGAACTTCAGCTTCGGTATCTGCAAAGTTAAGATACTCTGCAGCATCTTCTCTTGATATCTGATCGATGCCACTGAATCCTCTAGCACATCCAAGAAACTCTGTAGAGGTTTTAGACGTATATGTGATAATCTCATTGTCTATCTTCAATAAACCGTAAGTATCTGGCCAACCAGTGGTAGATGTTACTGATA